TAAACTTTTCGCCAATTATTTTGTGGTGCCTGCCTTCGACAAATTCAGGCCACAAGTGCTTAACAAAAGTAATAAAATCTTTTTGACAAGCATCTTGTTTTTCCATCTGCTCATAACGATTTAATAGAGCGAGTGCCTCAGCTTTGTCGTCATCACTTAATATGTCAAAATCTTTTGCGGAAAGTTTAGACATGCTCCCATGGTTCTCCTTGGAAAAGAAGAGATTCCGCTTCTCTGCGGCGCACAAGTCCGTCTAATATTTTTCCGCCAGCTCTGTTCCAACGCTTCATTTCGTAAGGAACACCGTCATAATCGGCGTTGTTTAGTCGCTCTAGTAAAGTTGAGGTGCGAAGGTTGGTAGGCCCAAGATTAAAAGTCCAAGCCACCAAAGCGTTAAACTGACTTTGTGTAAGCTCTTGTTTAACCATCTTAGAAACGTAGCTCTCAAACTCTTCTAGGTCATCCTTTAATAAAGAATCTGCGGTATCTTGGTCTATCTTCATGCCTTCAACTACGCCGCCAGTATGCCCGTAGCCTATAGTCCATACCTTCGCAGAGCATCTATAACTTTCTAGCTCGCACCCTTCAAATTTCTTAATTAAGTCGATTCCGTCTTTAGAGGTTTTCATTATTTCTCCTCCTTGTGGCTTGCGCCGAAATAGAATGATGTAATAGCAGAAACAACACCACCCATATAACCTAATATTAGCGAAACAATGGTGTCTGAATTAGCATCAGGAGGCTGGATAGTGACAAGAAAAATATAGCCAACGAAACCCACAAGAGCCACGAGAGCAACGACCCTTGGTGTCCAGTCGCTTTTATGGGCTTTTCGTGCGCTTTGTACGTCTTGCGCTTCCAATGCAAAGAGGTCAACTTCCAATTCTGCCATTTTAGATTCAAAATCCAGCTCCGCTTTTTTAATTTCAAGCAATTGCTCTGGTGTGGCAGCCTGCATTGCTGTCTCGATAGACTTGGCATCTGACTTGCAGCCCAAAACCGCAGAAATAGCTTTAGCCGCTGTTCCGCCTAATGGCCCCGCTAGTGCAGTTCCTAGAGTTGGTGCCACCGCTCCTATAATATTTTTTAGAGCACTAAAATTCATTACTCTGCTTCCTCGTCATCAACGAGTTTTACTGATTCTCTAAGCTGGTGTTCGCGCCACTCTAAAGACACGCTAGCGTCTACTAGGTCTTCTTGCACCTCAATCATAGCATTTCTTAAATCTAAAACTTTCTGGCGCAATTTTGATACTTGAACGTAATGGATTTTGCAAGAGTCGGTCATCTCATCAACGGGATAACTAACTTCATCAATAGTAAGCGTGGGAACTTCCGGTTTTTTTTGGTCTGACATGATTAATTCCTAAATAAAGAGTAGTGGATTGTATTATACATACTTGCAAGAGTTTGTAAAATTACCTACCACTACCAAGCCTTGCAAGACCAATATCTAGCAGAGAAGTTATCGCCTGCTGTCTCGCACTTATGTCGTGCTCGAAAACTAGCTCTTCTTTTAGGCTGGTCTTTTTTTATGGACATATCGGGGTCGCCAAACCTGACAATCTTTATCTCATTGCCTTTTTTAGCTAACACTGCTGATTTCTTTGCTGAATCTGGTGTTCTTTTTGGTTTGTTATAACCAGAAAAAGTTTCACCTCGATATGTTAATCGACCCGATTTTGATCTGGTAACATTTTTTGTAGTTGCCATAACTTATCCCGGAGGTTTACTGTTAGTTCTTAAAAAGTTTAATTGCGTACCAAGGCGCGTAATTTGCCCTTTAAGCCCTTCAATCGTGCTTTGAAGATTGCTAATTCGGCCTTTATTAACGCTATCGCAGTTTTTAATTTTGTTTTTACCTTGGCTTTGAAATTAACTAATATCGCCTTCAAGTCCTTTGATAGTTTATTTAACATTTTCATTTCACCTTTTCTAGTGTGTTTTTAGTTCTATACCAGCCTCTAAGGCCGCTATGCGTAGCTTTAAATCTGTCAATGAATCCTTCAACTGCTCGGTAGAGCTATTTTGTTTTTGCTGCTGATCGCTTATGTACTCTAAAAGCATATCTTGTCTAGCATCAGCAGGAAGTGATCCTAACTCGCCTCTTGGCCATTTTATTCTAAACTCGCTATTCTGGTCTATATCCATTTGAGTTTTGTCTAAAGCATGCTCCAAGAGGTTTAGCCGCTCTTGAATGCTAAAGTAAGCCATAGTAGATATGCAGGTAAAAGCAATCATAGCAACTAAGTTTCTGATTGGTATTGTTATGCCTGTATTCTCACTAAGCTCCAATGCCGGTTACTCCGCGCTAGACCAGCTTATCGATAACGGCGACTGCAAAGATGAACCCATACAACCCCCATATTGTATTTTGCTGAAACCTAAACTTGTTAGAGCCTGAATCTAAACGCTTGGATATGTGTTCAAGTCTAATCCCGCATTCTTTCTCATGGCTCTCTAGCTTAGTTAGTAAATCTTTGCTTGTCAGTCGCGTGGCCAATTTATACTATTCCTTGTTCTGAGTTAAATTTATTTAAAAAAAGTTGTGCGGCATGCTTTTCGTTTGATTCTGCGGAAGTTAATGCAGCCAAGAGGTTAATCATTGGGCCTGTCGGTACATTAAACTCTTCCAAAAAATCGTGGATGGCATTCACATAATCAGCGTCAGTTAAATTTCCGCCGCCCCCTAGAAATGTTTCAACAATTGTTACATATTTATCCATAATTAGTACCTCAGCTAAATTCTATAAATGGGTCGAAGTATTGGAAGCCGCCAGTTAATTCTGTGTCTTCGTCATACATATACTTAGAATTTTCTGCAAAAAACATCTCGATATTAAGATCCCTACCTGTCCCGCTGTTAAGCGTAAAAGTATACTCTACTTTTGCAAAATCTTCGTAATCATCTTGATCTAGCATAGCGTGTTCTGTGGCTATAGTTGACGCAGGAGTAAAGAAGGGCAAACTATTACCTGACCAGTTTCCACCAGCCCAGTTATAAGGAGACATAGCTGAACTAATTGTACCTGTAGGCAGCGTGAATGTGGCGCTTGTGTGCCGTACTCCGAAGTAGTTGACTGTGCGAGTTGTACCACTATCTTGAGAAACAGCCATACCTGCAAAGTTAAGCGGTCTTAGCTTGTCGCCAGCAGGTACTCTAATTTGTGCGCCAAACTTTACGGTAGTGGCACTATCTGGAACCGCTAGCTTTTGATTCCATTTAGTAGAGTGAATCCATATAGCAGTGTTGTCCATGCTGGTAGTGCTACCTATAGAACTCAGTGTGCTGTTGCCTACGATCCTAGAGTTCGGAGGGCTAACATTACCTACATAAGTATTCCCCCTATCAGCATTATTATTCTCTACAGTGCCAAACCTGTGTAGGCTAGAAGTCCCATAAATTTTATTAATTCTGGGTATAAAGCCAGCTAAGAACGGAGCTAATTCGTAGTCTTCCCAGCTATAGAGATATTGGTTCCCGATAAGGGTAGCGTAACCTGCCACATACAAAGAGCTAGCATTTTGCCAGCCATACAAAAATGTGTTTATGCCAAAATTTTGGTTTTGAGTTGGCAGGGTATAACTTATGGCAGGGTAGGTAATCCCCACGGGATAGTTATCACCATTGAAAGTTGAGTTGAGTAACGAGTTACTTGTACTGCTAGGCTCTAACCCCTGCCCACGAGAGGCTGCAATTATTCCACCACTCATTCTATAGCTCCAATAAGCCTGCGCCAAAGATAAGATAGTTAGGTGCTTGCAAACCACCACCACCAACCGCAGCCGCAGCCACGACAATCTCCACTACTGCACCCCTTTTAATTGACCAGCTAGACGCAGCCGCCGAAAGGGTCACGCCATCCATAATCCAAATATAGTTAGCTGTGCCAGAGGCATCATGGTCTATAGTTATAAGAGAGTCTGTTGGGTTACAAATAATCCAAGACTTACCAATGTCTGCCGCAACTGGAGTTGGCAGGCCATAGGTTGTGGCGGTAGCACTCGCAGTATTGATAATACGCTTGCCAGCAAAACTATTAAAAGCAGTGTAGGCAATATCAGCAGCGTTATTCACTGTGGCTTTAGAGTAAGCGAATGCGTTAGAAGTTATGGTGCCTGTTACGTCTAAGTCACCTGTTACGTCTATGCCTGCGGATGTAGTTTCTAATTTTACTAGATTAACACCAGCACCAGTACCGTGATAAAGACTAGCCGTATCAGCGGTTGCCCTAACTATAGGGAAGCCAGAAGAGCCACCCATTTGTACCCAACTACCAGATGTAATATTTAGATGGTTGTTAGGTGCTTCAATTTTACTAATCCCATTAGCTGCGCCGTCAACGTAAAACTGTAATTCTCTTTTATCAACACCCGTTAATCCATTAGAGGCTATAATCTTAGATGAGGCAGTAAGTAATAAGTCATCGGCAGCAGAAACACTAAGGTCTGTACCACCAGTAGTATTACCCAGAGCAAGTGTTTGAGCTAAGGTTTCACTACCGCCAGAATCACTACCCCACTCAATACCTGAGCCAGTAGATTTTAGTACCTGACCAGCAGTACCTTGAGCGGCAGCAATGGTTAGGTTATCTAAATCGACCGTACCTGTTACGTCTATGCCTGTTTTTGTTGCTACCAGTACGTCTACTGCCCCTACGCCAGCATTATGACTACGAAGAACTATACTGTCGTCTCCATCATCTAGAGATTGAATTACTAACGCTGTTGTCGCACCCGTTAACTCTGTAAATATCTTAGCGTTATCAGTAGCGTCAGTAGTAAATTTAATAGCATCAGCAGTAACCGTACCTGTTACGTCTATGCCTGTGGCTGTAGTCTCTAGCACTTTAGTGCCAGCAGCAGCAGTGGCTCCGTAGAAAAGCTGCGCTTGAGTTTCGGTGGCATAAAATCTTGAAACA